TCGTGCCTGATAAGCACAAGGTCCTGGGTTCGAATCCCAGTGGGGGTACCACGATCCCCGCGATTCCAATGATTCCCCCGACGTTCGTCGCCCCTTGATTGTGTCCAGCGTGCCACTTCGCCACGCTTACGCCCCGCTTTGCGGAGCGAGCTGGTCGAGGACGTTGCGGACGTCTGGGGCCATGGCGGCGCGCTCGACGTAGTGCCGGCGAGCGATCTCCGGCCCGTTGCCGAGGACGGCGGCGGCGACCTCCGGGTCGCGTAACGCGGTCGCAACGGTACGGCGGAAGGTGTGGGTGCTGACCCATTCCAGGCCGGTCCCCTTCAGGGCGAGGCGAAGCGACTTTCTTACGCCGCCCGTATCCCTGACGGTGTCCCTCGACGACGGGAACACAAGGTCGGACTGCGGGCCCTCAACGCTGCGACGTAGCAGTACAGCCACACCGAAGTCAGGCAGGCGCAGGGTGCGCCTCGACGACGACGTCTTCGGGTGGTCCTGGCGGAACGGGCGGCGAGGCGGCTCGGCGGTGAGCGCGACGGTCCCGGCGATGGTGACGGTGCCGGCATCGAGGTCGACGTCCTCCCACCGCAGGGCGAGCACCTCCCCGATACGAGCTCCCGTGGCTATCTGCGTCTCGACGACGTCGGCCAGGTCGGCCTTGGAGCGGCTTTTGGCTTCGTGGGCGGCGACGGCGTCGCGTACCTGCTCGAGCTCGGCGGCGGTCAGTGCCCGCGGCTCAGGTTTCGGGGAGGAGATCTGCTTGGAGTCGGTGACGGGGTTGCGGTCGAGCGCGTCCATCCTCAGGGCTAGGGCCATGACCTGGGAGAGGACGGTGCGCGCCCTGCGGGCTGTCGCTGGCCCATGTCTCTCAGTGATGGTGTTGAGGGTGCGCTCAACGGTCTGCGTGGTGACCTCACGCAGCCGGCGTCCGCCGAGGGCGGGTAGGACATGCTGATCGAGGGACTGCCGGTAGGCGTGGCGGGTGGAGTCGGAGCGGTCACTGAGGGTGTCGGCCCACATGGCGGCCAGGTCGGTGAGACGAGAGTCCGCGGTGATCTCCTCACCGACGGTGTGCGCTCGGTTGGCGAGCGCCTGAGTGAGAGCGGCCTTGGCCTTGCGTGGGGTGTCGCCGACGCGGCGGGCGTATCGGGTGACGCCGTCGTAGTCGCGGTAGCGGGCGCGGGCTTCGTGCCGGCCGGAGGCGGTGGCGTGGACGCTGATGTCGCCCCAGGTGCCGACTGGCAGTGGTGGCCGGCCCATGGTTACTGCTCTTCCTCGAGGGCGCGGAGGACGGCCTGGATGATGCGGCGTCCGCGCGGGTCGAGTGCGGCGAGGCGGCGGGCGGTGGTGAGGAGCGGCCCGCGCTCCTGGCTGAGGGTTTTGAGGGCGGCGGTCTCGACGTCCTCAGCCGGAATGTTGAGCGCTTCGGCGAGGCTGTTGATGGTGGTGGGGGTGGGGACCTGGCGGATTTGGTCGGCGGCCATTTGGCCGATGCGGGACTTGGAGAGGCCGCTGGCTTCGGCTAGGTGCCGGTAGGAGCGTCCGGACGTGAGGATAAGCTGGCCGAGCGTTGGGGTGGGGTCTGTCATGCGGTCAATGGTGCCCCATTGGACATCGGGCATGCAACCTGTGTGCGATGGACGGCCATGGAATCGTGACGCTTATGCACTGGACAGCGCTGGACAGTCAGCTCTAATCTGGGTGCTGTCCAGTGCAGCGCTGGACATTTCCCTACCGAAAGGACATCCCATGCAGCTGAAGGAGTGGCCGCCGGAGATGACTCGGGCTGACCTCATGACCGTCAGTGAGGCTGCCGCCGAGCTCGGGTACCGGGACGGCCGGCAGATTCGCGCCGCCATCCGCGACGGGCGCCTGGACGGCTACCGGCCGCTACTGGGGCGCGCCGCGCTCGTGGCTCGCGCCGACGTCGACCGACTCAAGGCCCCGGTCGCAGCGTGAGGCACACAGGGCCAGATACGGCGACAAGGCTTCTCGTGGCTGACCGGGACCGGTGGAGGTGCGTCCGGTGCGGGCGTGGCCTCTCGGATGGGTCCGGGAACATCCAGCACCGCCGCGCACGCGGTATGGGCGGCACGAGGAAGACCGACGTCAACAGCCCCGCAAATCTGATCCTCCTGTGCGGGTCGGGTACGACCGGATGCCACGGGCACGTGGAGACGCACAGGGAGGAGGCCCGCCGTGCCGGGTGGGCCGTCACCCAGGCCGATGATCCGGGGCTGGTGCCTGTCACCTACCCGGGTGGCCGTTTCCTGCTCACCGCTGATGGTGGGCGTATCCCCTACCGAGAGAAAGAGATCGCAGCATGACTACTGCTAGCACTGTTCATCCCAAAGAACGCGGTTCTGTGCGCGCCGCTGACCCGGTCACGTCCCAGTGGGCGGCCGACTCCATCGCCAACACCCGCCCCAGCCAGAACGCCGTACTCCGCGCGATCCGAGACCACGACGCTATCCTTTTCACCCTCGCCGACGTCGTCGACGCAACCCGCGGCGTCCTGTCCCCCTCCCGGGCCCGCACCGCCGTCCGCGAGCTCCAGGACAAGGGCCTGGTGACAGACACCGGGTTGCACGTGCGCACCCCCTCCGGCCGCCGCGCACGCCTCCTCACCCTCACCAAGCAGGGGAGGGCCGCAGCATGAGCAAGGTCTACTACGACAGCGACGACCTGACCCCGTTTCTGGCTGGCCGTTACGTCACCAAGGTTGACGGGGACACCCTCACCCTCGACGACGGCACCGTGCTCAAGTTCGAGGGCAACAATGGCTGCGGCTGGTGCTGCTCAGGCAACTACGGGCTCACAGAACTGTTCCAGCGCGGCACCCCGGCCGCGCGCATCATGTCCGCCGAGGTCAAGACGACCCAGCTCGGCGATAGCGATTACGACAACACCCGCTACACCCTGTTCGTGATCGTCGACGACGAGCGCCTGCCCCTCGCTGAGTTCGAGGGGAACGACGGGAACGGCTACTACGGCTCCGGCTTCCAAGTCACCGTAACGCGTGGGAGGTCCAGTCATGACTGATACGACGCAGACGGTGACTCCGCGTGAGCGCGTCCTGGCCTACCTGAACCGGCCGTTCAGGACGTGCTGTGGCACCCGAATCTTCTTTTTCACGGCCTGCGACATCGAGTGTGACACCAGCGAGCACCTGACACCCGAGCAGGTCCAGGGCGCCCTCAAGGACCTTCAACGTGAACGCATCATCGAGGACGCCACCCGATACGGCTTCGAGCCAGGCTCGGGATTCCTCGCCTACCGCGGGGAGGCCCAGTCATGACCGCCCTGACGATGGTCCAGCGCCGCCAGGACTTCGAGGCCATGCTCAAGCGGGCCAACCGCGTGAGGGCCGCAGGCCAGAAGCGGCGGGAGATGTACCTCGAGGCTGACGGGCTCATGCTCGCCAGGCTCACCGAGGAGGTCTCCGACCTCTGCTACGGCTGGCACGAGGCCGCCCACCGGGCAACCACCGGGGTGCTCGCCCCCTACACGGTCGGCCAGGTGACTAGGGGCGCCCTCCAGGTCGCCGCGCACTGTCTGGCGGCCCTCCGAGACCGAGACCCTGATGGGTACCTGGAGGGCGCCCGGCGCGAGGGATACCTCAGTCTCCGCAGTCGCGATCTGGGGATGCCCCCCAGTGTGCGGATAGGCCGTCTCATCACATACCTCGGCGACCTGGCTGCCTGCTCCACGGACTCCTACGACCCCGATGGGAAGATCGCCCCCCACCGTTTCCGCGCACTCACCGTCGAGGCTGTCTGCGCGGCTCTGGCTGCCGATCGCGGCCTCTGGCAGGAGGAGGAAGCATGAGACCCCATGTCCTCCTGCCTGGAAGCCTGATCCGGCACATCGCCAGTGTCACCCCGCCTGAGCGCTACCAAGGCGGCACATGCCAGTTCATTTCCCGGCTCTGTCAGCCCGAGATCGAGCCCGTACACGCGGGCTACGTCTACGGCAAGTGCGAGCGTATCGAAAATGCAGACCTGACCGACCCGTTCGTCTGCCAGAAGTGCCTCGCCTACTACCAGTACCGGGTCACTGGCGACACCGCCGCCCTCAACGACGTTGACGAGACCATGGGGACTATCCCTCTCTTCGACCTATGAGCGCCACCGCGATGCCCCCAGGAGAGGCGGCCTGGGTGCGAGAGCACGCTTGGCTGCCCGTCATGCGCCGCGACTACGCCCAGTGGCCGTTCCTCTACGACCGGTGCCCATGCCGCCGCTTCTACGCCCATGAGGGCGTCTGCGGGGACTGCCAGGCGGGTGACCACGCCGCCTGCACCCATCGCCTGGACCGGTGGCCGGCTGAGGCGCCCCTCAGCTGGGTCACCGACACTCAGGGTCGCGTCCCGATCCTCAATGGCGTCGCCTCCTGGCAGGTATGGGACACCAACGTCACCCATGACCCCCGCTGCACCTGCTACCTCGCCGGCCACGCCGACGCCACGCCGGTACTCGAGCAGGGCGACCTCTTCTCTCTCCTGGCGGCCTAGCCCGCCCCCAAACCACTAGGAATACCCATGGATTCGTTTAGTTTCTTCGTCCCCGGTGAGCCGATCACCGAGGGCTCCACTCGCGCGTTCGCGTCTGGTCAGCGCGTCGTCGTCACCCACGACCGGGGCCCCGAACTAGCGGTCTGGCGCACCCGCGTCAAGCGCGCCGCCCAGGAAGCCGCCCGAGAAGCCGGGTGGGAAACCCGCTACGACGGCCCCGTCGCCGTCACCGCGCTCTTCCTGCTTCCCCGTCCCAAGAGCGCCAAGGGCAGGTTCCTGCCGCACGTCAAGCCTGACCTGGACAAGCTCATCCGTGCCGTCGGCGACGCACTCGCCCCCTACAAGCAGGAAGGCGTTCTCAAGGATGACTCACGGATCACGGTGTGGCGCACAGTCAAAGAGTACGCCGACGGCTACAGACCTGGTGTGCTCATCATCGTCTCTCCGATCGACGAGAGATACATGCCCTTCATTCACGCCTACGCCGGGCGGCTGGAGGCTGAGGAACGGGAGATTCAGGAGGACGTGGCATGAGCGAGATCATCCGCGAGAGGTCGCCGCGTTCTCGCGGCCGTGTCCGGTGCGACCGCTGTGGGCGTCACATCTCCGATGGTGAGCAGTACTCACAGCACACGTTCGTTGACCGCGGGAGTGCCTGTGACGTCATCGAATGTATGCCTTGCGTCGCCGCTGGACCTCATCTTGCTCGCTGGCTGTACGGGTGTGGGTACGAGGGCGACTGGGGGCCGTCGGAGGCATACGAGTGGGCGCAGGAGGTTATGGGGCGCTCTCCCGCCGACGACTACCTGTTCGCGTACGCGGACGTGGGTGGGTGGGTCTACTACCTGGAGGACCTCGCTGACTCCGCCGCCGAGTGTGCGGCCGCTGACGCCGACCCCGCGCGGGCGTGGGACGACGAGGCGTGGGCGGCCTTCACCTGGCGCATGCAAACCAGCCCCGCATTCACCCCTACCAACTGAAGGAGGACGTCTCGTGCCGGAGACACCACAAAGGGGGCGGCCATGACCGCCTACAACCACCGGCGGACCCCCGCCGAGCGCGGCGACTACTGGGTCGCCATACACACCTGGGTATTCGACCAGGGCCTGTCCCATGTCGCCCTGTGCACCTACATCGCCCTAGCGTCCTTCGCTGACCGGGCCGGGAAGGCATGGCCGTCGACCGCGGCCCTCGCCGACCGCATCGCCCTGTCACGCAAGAGCGTCCAGCGGGGCCTGACGGAGCTGGAGGAGGCCGGGCTGGTGAAGCGGGCCGCCCAGTTCAAGAACGGTGCGCGGCAGCCTAGCGTGTACTGGGTGCGGTTGATCGCGCCGCCAGAGCGTGCGCTGGAGCCTGACGTCGAGGTGGTGCTGGCGGATGGGTCGACGGGATTTGTCGAGGCAGACCCAGGGTTGGGACTCACAGACCCAGGGTTGGGACTCACAGACCCAGGGTTGGGACTCACAGACCCACAGAACACCTCCATAGAACACCTCCATAGAACACCTACAGAGTCACCTTCCGTAGATGGTCACCTTGGGTTGGTGCGACAGCGCGCTGAAGCGCGCCCGACAACGACGGATGACGCGAAGCCGAAGCGGCGGGGCACACGCATCCCCAGCGACTTCGCCGTCACCAGCGAGATGGCCGCGTGGGCCGCTCAGAACGTTCCCCTCGTCGACGTAGTCGCCGAGACCGAGCGTTTCCGCGACTACTGGACCGCCGTCTCCGGACAGCGCGGCACGAAGCTGGACTGGGTGGCGACCTGGCGGAACTGGATGCGCCGCGCCGACGACGACCGCACCCGTGGCCGTCGCAGCCAGGCGCAGATCATGCGTGACAACGCCGCTGTCGCCATCGCCAACGACCAAAGGACCGCCTTGTCCGCGCCCGACGCGCTGGCCGGGTTCCTCGAGGGAGGCCAGCCATCATGGGGGTGACACAGCAGGATATCGCTGGCGTCCTCGCCTACCTGCTCGCTGCCCAGGCGATCACCGCGACGGACGGTCAGGTCGTTGTCTGGCACGACTACCTGACGCACACGGTGCCCGGCCTGGACGCCACCGAGCTCCGGCCGGCGTGCCGCGCCGCGGTCAAGGCCTGGGCGACCGATGGGCGGGCGTGGCGGATCGACGTCGAGCGGTTCGCCTTCGCCATCCGCCGGGCCCGGTCCGAGCGGGTGCACGCCGAGGAGGCCGCCCACGGGATGCTGATCCCGGACGGGCTCGGGAACGACGCGCAGGCGGAGCTGGCGTGGCGCAAGGCGGCTACCGCGGCCGTGGGGCGCGGCGCGTCACGCGCCGAGGCAGAGGCCCGAGCATGGCGGGCAATCGGTCGCCGCCCACCAGCTGTCACCGCCGGTCGGGACGTGCTGGGCGGCCTGACTGGCCCGGATCGTGCACGTGAGGTGCTGCGGAGGCTCAAATCCACCCCGGGAACGGCCATGCCAGCCCCAGCGGCGGGACAGAACCGGCCGACGCTACGCCGACATCGGGAGGCTCCCGATAGGCCCGCAAATCGGCTCCCACGCAATCCGGGTTCTGAGAGGAGCGCAGCATGAGCGAATGGGTTGACTGGCTGAGGTGGGGTGCGCCCGAGCTCGCGCGCCGCGTCAACGCTCTGGACGCCTCCCCCGTGCGTCGCGGCGGCGGCCCCGTGCACACGGGGTTCGGGGCCGCTTCCCCGGCCCGGGACGCGGTGATCGCGCTTCAGCAGGACGCGCGGCGGACGGTGCGGGAGCGGGAGGCCCTGCACCGTGGGGCACTCAAGGCGGGTCTGCCCCGCCTCGGCCTGACCGCTGGCTGTGACTTCCTGGCTGCGACGGCTGCTGTCGTCGAGGCTGCGGACTTCGAGACCCTGTGGGGCACGGGCCGGGCTGTCACCAGGCTCCTGTCCCGCTGCGACCAGGTCGAGGGACTGGCTGAGCCGGTCCGGGTCATCCGCGGCCTCGACGAGGACACGGCCTGCCCGGCCTGCCGGCACGGCGTGGCCCTGTTCGACGGCGTCCACGCCATCTGTTTGCGCTGCCGAGAGCGATGGCTCCCCCTCGTGCCACTCCTGACCCAGCAGACAGCAGCGTAGCATTCACACGCCCCAACCATCCCGAAAGGAACCATCATGAACCGCCCGAAGACAAAGAAGATTACCCTGGACATCCGCCGGAAGAGCGAGGCCCGGAAACTGACCAAGTTGCTGGCCGAGGGGTGGGTGATCGTGTCGGAGCACAAGCGTGGAGCACTGTCCTGGAAACCTGGGTACGTCGACTACGTCCTGACCAAGTTCTGACGCCGGCATGAAGGGGCCCCCACCACGATGGTGGGGGCCCCTGTTTCAGAGAGTGGTTATTCCATCGCAGAGCCGGTAGGAGTGCCCCCTAGACGCTTCTCTGCTCGAGCGAAGATCGTGGTGACGCTGACACCGAGCGCCTCGGCGATCGAGGCGACAGCCTCAACACCTAGGAGGCGCTTGGCGTTGAGTGTGTTGAGGACAGTGCTCCGGCCGAGGCCCGTGCGTTCCACGAGAGTCTCGATAGAGACCTGTTGGATGACGCGCTCCGACCGTAGCTCTGCCGCCACGGCCGCATTTAGACCCTTTGATGGGTTCCTGTCAATGGTGGACATGCCACTCATGTTGCCATACGCAACCTAAAGTCTCACGTTGGTAACGACTTTCCCAGGAACTTGCTAGGTTTGCGAGCGCAACCTATGGTTTTCGTATGGAAACCAATCCGTTGGCCCCCCGCCTGGTAAGGGTCATCATCCGCCAAATCCAGGAACAAAATCTCTCGGTTCTCTCAGTAGCTGAGGAGACCGGCATCCCCATCGTCACCCTCCACCGCCGCCTCAATAGTCACGGACGCGGACTCACAGTTGATGAGGTAGATCGTATCGCTACCTACTTCAAGACGTCCCCCGCAGTCCTCATCTCCCAGGCTGAAGCCATCGACGACTGACGCCAACATCCCCTACCAAGCAAAAGGCCCGGCAGGAGTGCCGTCCCGCCGGGCCAAGGATTCCCCCTACCAAGAAAGGAAGAACCGTGCCTGATTCTACCCCATGGGCCACCGTCGACGTCGACCAGCACGTCGCCGTCGGCCGCCCGCACGCCGCCCATGGCGTCACCATCACGCCCCTCGCCGAGGCGGGCAAGCCCACCACCTTTGCCGTCGAGGCCACAACCCCCGACACCCCCCTCACCCGCGACGGCCTCCGTGACCTCGTGGCCGCCATCGTCGACGCATCCCAGATCGACGACCCCGAATGGGGTGACCTGAAGTGCGCGTGAATCGATACGACATCGCCGCTTGGGTCGCCGGAGCCATCGGCATCATCGCCGCCATCTCCACCACCTGGATCGGCCAGCACATGCTCATCTGGTCCGGCTTCGCCGCCGTCGTCCTCGTCATCTGCGCCGCTCTCGCCGAGATGGAGGGCCACCGATGAGCATGAAGCTGTCATTCCGTGACTACTACGCCACCGTCGGCGACATCATCGCCCGAGACATCATTCCCCTCGACACCGAGTACCGGCACGACCGCGTCCACCCTGCCTACCTGGCGTTCCGGTCCCAGCAGGACCTCATGGGAGCCGCCCGCGTCATCGGCGGGGAAGACCTCGCCGAGAGAGTGCAGGACCAGTGGCCCCAGGAATGGAAGAGCGTCCTGCATGGTGGATGGATGCTGTGCTGGCGAGAGGCGGCCCAGCGATGAGCCGCATCGTCTACGTTCAGTCCACGGCGCACCCCGGCGCATCCTCATGGCCCGTCGGCCAGGCCGGCCTCAAGGTCGGTGATCGCCTCGCTGTCCAGCACGGTGACCGGATCGTCGTCGTCTCTGCTGGGCTCTACATGCTGAGGGACCTGCTCGACGACGAGGGTCAGGAGGCCCTCGAGGAGTGGGATACCAGTGACCGCGCCGCGGCCGCGTGCGCCGCCAACGAGGGGACACCCGAGCACAAGGCCCTCGAGGCGGACGCCGCCCAGCAGGCCAGCCGCTTCCTCGCTCTGCTCGCAGAAGGAGAGCCAGCTTCCCAGGTCATCGCCCCGTTCCAGGAACGCGAGCAGGCCCTAGTCCGCATGGTTACCGCCCAGGAGGCCGCGTGATCCGCATCGTAGCCACCCGGGTGCAGGCGTCTATGACCTGCGACCTGCCCGACTGCGGTAGGGCCATCCGCCTCCCGGAGAGGCCCCCCGACCTTGCCCAAGACAGCGCCGACCAGGACGCATTCAAAACGACCTCCGAGACACTCGGATGGTCCATTGATCCATCCGGCCTGACCATCTGCCCAAACCACCCCACCCCACCCAAGGAGAACGTCCCATGACCGACTACCTGGCCGGAATCTACGTAAGCACCTGGGGGCCCATCGGCCGACGGCGTCTCCGCCGCCGCATCGCTGAGGGCTACGAGTACATCGGAGCGCTACGCACCGGGCTCCTCAGAAAGGACCACCTTCTGTCCTTCCCTGGTGGCCCCAAGCTCATCGACGATGACGACCTATCAGGCGAGGAGACCACAAGATGAGCGGCCGCCATAACCTCGATTGGTCCAGACCTCAGTACTGCCGGGTCTGCCTGAGGCCGCTTCGCTCTCGCCGAGTGAAGCGGGCGGACGCCCCCGGCACAGTCGCCCACCACTCCAATGGCCGCTGCGAGGCCTGCGCGACAAGAGGCACTGTCCGCTCCAAGGAGCGGGCTGGACGGTTCCCTACCGCTCGCGAGCTCGCCGCCGCCGGCCACCCATGCATCGAAGCCGCACCGATGCCGAGCCGTGAGAGGACCTACCCGCTATGAGCCAGCAGCCTTCATCCACCATCGTGGTGCGCGAAGACTCGATGGCCCCGGACGCCGTCCAGGCCCGCATCGCCTACGCCAAGAACCTGGCCGCGTCGAGTCTCCTACCGGACGCCTACCGGCAGCAGCCAGCCAACGTCCTGCTCGCCATCGAGTACGGTCAATCCCTCGGCATCAAGCCGATTGCGGCCCTGAACGGCATCAACGTCATCAAGGGCAAGCCCACCATGAGCGCCGACCTCATGGCGTCCGTGGTCAGGAAGGCCGGGCACAAGCTCCGCGTCAAGCAGGAAGGCATGAGCGTGCGCGCCCAGCTGATCCGTTCTGACGACCCGGAGTTCATCTACGAAGCCGTCTGGGACGAAGCCCGGGCACGCCGAGCCCAGCTGTGGGGGCAGCGCGGCCCGTGGTCCCTGTACCCCGAGCAGATGCTCAGGTCCCGAGCGATCACCGAGGTGTGCCGTCAAGGCGCGTCGGATTGCCTGTACGGGGTCGTCTACTCACCTGAGGAGATCGGCGTCGAGGAGCGTGGCCACGGTGCGGACGACTACCTGGGGCCGGATGACCAGGTCGCCCAGCTCCGGCAGGAGTGCGAGGACCTGGTTCACCGGTTCGTCGCGAAGTTCGGCGGCGACCCCGAGCAGATTGCTCAGGAGTGGATCAACCAAGGCGGGGTGGCTGACCCGCCGGCCCTGACCGCGTGGCTGACTGCCCGCATCCCACAACCCCAACCGCAGGAGCCCGTCGACACCGAAGTTGTCGAGGGCGAGATCATCGAAGAGGAGAACCCCAATGACTGAAACCACCGCGTATGGGCGGGAGGAAGCGCTCGCACGCGCCGCCGTCGCCCAGTGGCTCGCCAAGGAATCCAAGACGGCCATGACCGACGCCAAGAAGGCGCTCCTGGATCACATGGGTCCCGGGGACCGCGTTCATGCCCGCATCGGCAGCCTCGACGTTGGCACTGTGTCGGTGACCGACCCCCAGCCCCGCGAGGTCCTGAAGATCACCGACGAGAAGGCGTTCACCGCCTGGGTCAAGGCGAACCACCCTGACGTCATCGTCGAGACGGTCGCCCCGTGGTTCTCCGCCACCGCGAACCTGACCGCGCTCATCGCCCACACCGGGGAGATGCCCGACGGCGTCGAGATCACCGAGCGTGTCGGTTCCCCGACGGTGCAGGTGCGCCTGTCGGAGGGGCAGATCGCCAACCTTGAGGGCCTGGCCGCCGGGTCAGCCATCGCCGCATACATCACCACCGGAGAGCCCGAGGAGGCCACCAAATGAGCAACAAGACCACTGTCGAGATCATCCCCGCTGCTGACCTCACGGAGGGCGACACCATCCTGCGTGATGGTGGTGACACCGTAACGGTGGGTGAGATCGTCAACCGAGGCTCCCAGCACGTGAGTTTCCGGGAGGAGGGCGGGGGGCCGCTCCCCTTCTACGCGTCCCGCAGTGTCCTGCGTGTCGTGCCCGAGCAGCCGGAGGAGCCCGCCGAGAAGGCCCCGGAGTGGCCGGATGTCCCTTTCATCCGCATCATCCGGGGCACAGAGTACGGCCGTTGCATCGATGGCTCTCACGCGGTCCGGCGCGATGACGACAGCTTCATCCTCATCGACGGCCCCAACGCCGGGCACAGCCTATGCGCCTGGTACGACGGTGACGCGATCTTCGAGTGGGAGGAGGTCGTGCCGGTCTCCAAGTCCGCCGTCCTCGCCGGCCTCGACACCCCCACAGAGGATAACGAGCCCGCAAACGACGACACTGACGACGCCGAGTCCGAGGATGAGGACGAGGAGGAGTGCGACGGGTCCTGCCCATTCTGCACCTTCATGCGGCTCATCGCCACGGCGGCCAACCGCCGCGAGCCTGAGGAGGCCACCGAATGAGCTCCACCTACCTCGTTGAGGTCGTCCGCTTCGATGACCTCCGCCCGGGTGACCGCGTCCTCTACCAGGGCATCCCAGTCACCATCGCCGCCATCGGCTACAACGTGGTCTTGCCGGCCATCATCGAGGCCACCTACACCACCGGCGACGGCATGGTCGGGGCCATCCCGAAGGTGATGGGCTCGCCCCTGTGCCGCATCATCCCCAGAGACGTTGCGGCCCTGGAGGCGGCATGAGCGACTACTGGGGCGGAGAAGCCTACATCGGCCTGAACACCGCCAACTACGACGGGGACGAGGACAGCATCGACCTCGGCTACCCCTTCCCCTACGTGGAAGACGAAGCATGAGCACGATCATCCTCACCGCTCTCGCATTCATCATCGGCCGACGCAGGAAAGAAGACCAGCCATGACCAGACCGGGCATGTCACTGACGGTCACCGGGTACGCGTCCCGCGACCCCGAGCTCAGGTTCACGCCGCAGGGCAAGGCCGTCGCGAACGTGGACGTGCCGTGGACCCCACGCCGGTTCAACCGAGACACCGGCCAGTACGAGGACGCCGGCGACACCCTGTGGGTGCAGGTCACCACATGGGGTGACGACGCGGAGGCCATGGCCGATAACGTCCAGAAGGGGACGCTCCTGACGGCGACCGGCCGGCCAAAACTGTCCGTATTCACGGGCCGGGACGGGACACCCCGGGCGTCACTGTCCCTGACCGCTGACGTGTGGGGTGTCTGCCCTAGGCAGCCGCGCAACGGGCAGCCCCGGCCGCAGCAGGGCGGGTCATTCGACTACGCCCAGCAGCCCGGCTACAACGCCCCGGCCGGCGGTGCCGCCGCCGACCCGTGGGCCACCGGGGGCCAGTTCCCGGACGAGCCCCCGTTCTAACCACCAACCGGGGAGGCCCCAGCCCCGGGGCCTCCCCACCCCCTACCAAGGAACACAGAAGGAAACCATCGTGAAACTCCGTCACCTCGCCGCCGCCGTCATCGCTACGACGGCCCTCACGCTCACCGGCTGCTCGGCAGCCGACACCGCGTCATGGAACCTCAGCCAGGACAGCGACAATTTCAAGGTGAGCCGCCGCATCAGCTTCGTTAACGGCATCACCGACAAGTACCTCCTCACCATCGAGGGGCTCTGCTCCATCAAGGACTCTAAGGAGGACAACTCCAAGGGGCAGCTGGAAGTCACCTGCAAGGTTGGTGACGACACCTACAAAAAGCACTTCCTGGGTTTGTCAGACAACGTCACCTACGTCGTCGAGCAGACCGAGCCCGTCAAGGCCGACCCCTACCACTACAAGGTGGTGTACCGGCCCGAGACGCTGGTCCCGGACGTCGACCTCAAGACCAGCGGACAGGAAGGCTGACCCGCTATGGAGCCCAAGAAGACACCCGGCCAGCGCTTCAGCGAGGCCATCGCGTACACCATCATTGCCGCCGGAGGCTTCGCCGTGTTCTCCCTCATCGTGTGGGTGACGGTCGTGGCCTGGCGAGGAATCATCGGAGCCTGACCATGACCACACACAATATCGCCGTTCTGGCTGACCTGTTACCAGGAGGGCGGGGGCCGATGAGCGACGACGACAAGCGCGCGCAGGACCGTCTGGAGCAGATTGAGACCCGCGCAGATAAGTGGGCCCGGTCAGGCGAGTACAACCCCCTCGGGACCCGCGAGGAACTCGCCGAGAGTGACGTGGTCTTCCTCCTCGCTCACATCGCCGGCCTCGAAGACGAACTCCGTGCAGCCCGGGCTTTCGCCCCGCGCAAGATCGACGGCGGGGAGGACTCCCGCGGCGCGGCGGACGGGGCGATCGTCATCGACGCGTACGGGTGCGCCTGGGGCCGAATCGACCCAGGCTGTTGGTTCCCGCTCCGGCACGACCCCAACAGCGAGGTGACCGAGCTCCCCGAGGAGAACGGTCCCTACGCCATCGTCTACACCCCTGGGGAGGAAGAGTCGTGACTTCAGCAGTTCCTCGCCCAGGAGACATCCCCGCCCAGGTCGATGACCTCCCAGACGGCACTGTCGTCACGAGTGTCTACGGGTCCGCCTACCAGCTCTGCGACGGCAAATGGTGGGGCTTCCATGCGACCACCGGGCGACCCACCCTCCCCGTATGCGTCGGGCCGTACACCGTCCGGTACGTGCCCGAAGGCACTCAGGTTCCCGACACCATCGAGCTCGACGAGAGGCTCGCTGAGGAGATCACCGTCTCCAGCAACAGCATCGTTATTGACGGGTACAGAATCCCCTGGTTCGTCCAGGAGAACCCGCGGGTAGTCCCGCTCGATAACGAGATGGTCGCGCTCCAAGTATTGATCCCCACCGAACGGGTCACGGTTCTGTCCAATACGGAGGCGTCATGACAGACCGCACCCGATTCATCCTGGTGTGGGCAGCGGCCGTCGCTCTCACCGCCGGCCTGCGCATCATCGGCGTGCCCCGCTGGGTGTTCGACACCTTCCTCACGATGTCCTGCGCCCTGGGGTGGGTCACCGCCTGGCTCCAATGGCACCGAGCCCTCGATGCCGAAGGCCAGCTCGCACGGATGGGAACGCCAGATGACTGACCGTATAACCCGGGCGGTAGCCCCGATCTGCGACCGTGTCGAAGCCTACGCGGCGGGCGGCGGTTACGGTGGGAAACGCGGCATGGCCGCCAAGATGGCCGTCTTGGCCGACATGGGCGCTCTCCTTCGGATCGTCGGCGAACTCGCAGCGCCGAACGTGACTGTTCGCTGTCCCCGAAGCATCGTCGGCCCTGGGGGCGAGATGCGCCTCAAGGCGGATCACGTTTTCATCGATGTCATCGACGACCAGTTCATCTTGGAGTGCGGCCCCCATGGGTGCGACGGAGTTGTCGAGACAACAGGCACAGTGAAGTTCGGCTTGCGCTCCAGACCGAAGCGGAGCGAGATCAAGGGGGACCACAATGGGTGAACTCGTCCCCATCATGAAGCAGATCATCGACGACGTCGAGCAGCGTCTCACCAAGTTCGATGCGTCCCTCGCCTACAACGGCGGGTATGGGTATGACGCCGCAAACAGGATGGCCGCCGATATGCGTGCCCTCCTCGACGTCGCTAAGCAGGCCGTGGAACCAAACGTGACCATCGACCTCATCCACGACCCGGACGGGGCCATCGAGCGGATCACGGTCGCTGCAAGCTCGGTCAGGATCGAGACCCAAGGTGACGTGCGAGTCGAGTATGCCGCGGACCCGCCGCCTGGACACGTCTTCAGATTCAGGCCCCCCTCGAAGCTGACGATGCGGGCAAGCGGAGACGTCGCTGTCATCACGGACCAGCCCTACCTGTGTGAGCACATCCCACCAGAGAGAGGAGCCGTCCATGAGTACCGCTGACCTGCCCGCCCCGCCCCCGTTGGAGGACTCCCCAGCAGCTCGGAGGCGTCTGCTCTACCTGCTCGGCCGGGCTGCTGAGGCCACCGACGTAGCCCCTATGCGGGCGCGTCTCTGCTGGAGTGTCCTAGGAGCTCACGCCCACGGGCTCATGGTGGCGGCCTGCGACGGGACCGTCCGCACCCCCTCCTGGTGGCTGGAGGAGGCGGCTCGCCTGGACGCCAGTGTCCCGGGCCGACACCTCCGCAGGCCGATCCCCTACGTCACCCACCGTGTCGCGGACGTCCTCTCCGTCGACACCCTGCGCGCCGACTGGCTCGCCGAGATCACCCTCACCGCATACAGGGAAGCAGGAGATCTGAAATGACCGCCCCCAACCCCTACGAAGTAGGCACCGCCTACATCGACGGCAACCCCATCGGCAAAGTCACCGCCGCCCTCACCCTCCTCGACGAACCTGACTACGCCGGCCCATCCCGGACCATCATCGAGAGGGCCCTCGCCTCCGCGGACTTCGACGCCGTCGGCATCACCTTCTGGGAGGAATTCGAGGTCACCCGCACCGACCACCCCGAAGAAAACTCCACCACGATCACCATCCGGCCACGACACTCCGCGGCCGCCTAACCACACCCCACGGTCCGGGGGCTACAACCCCAGCCCCCGGACCAGCCCAAGAAAGGAACCCCCATGACCACCCCCACCATCGACCACGTCGAAACCCGGTGCGCCCACTGCGGCAAACACCTCGACCGCCACGACCCCCAGCGCGTCGAGCTCGTCAAGATGGACCCAGTCCCCCAGACCCGCTACTGGCACGACGACTGCTGGAGACAGCACTCCAACCCGGGCAGCATCGACGACACAAACCGCCGCCCCACAACCCTGCCCGACGGCATCCGCACATACCGCCACCGCACCCCCGCCTACGCCATGCAAATCCTCCACCCCGACGACGAGGCCACCGCCGTCCGCTGGCTCCGCACCATCGGCTACCAGTGGGACGACCACCTCCACGGCGACACCACCGGGAACCGAGAGAAGAAGGGCTTCTACTACGACTACCTCGGCAGGGGCGAACCCCTCACCATCCGCACCCCCGACGGCCACCCCTGCCAAATCCACATCGGCGACTGGCTCGTCACCCACCCCGACGGCACTGTCCAGGCATACAGCGACCCCGCCTTCCACCGCCTCTACGAGGAAGCCCAGTGACCGACGGCCCCCTAATCGACACGCAGGCCGCCATCCTCGCCGCCGGCGTCAGCAAACGGACCCTCCACCGCCGCGTCACCGCCGGGCTCCTCCAACCCGCCGGCCGCGACCGAAAAGGCCGCACCCTCTACCGCCTCACCGACGTCCTCGCCACCCTCCCCACCAATAGTGGACAAACACTGGACACCAGTGGCACACTTACCACCAGTGGGACACCCCTACCCGACGGCGGGTAGGACGCGGGTGGGACCACACCCACCCCCAGGGGAAGAGACAACCCGGGGGACCATGGGGATTCCAAGGGGATAGGGGCCGCCCCCGTACCACACACCGGTACGGGGGCGGTACTGCCCCCACCCCCCTACCCACCCTCACCCCCTCCACAACCACCCCAGCCAACCCAGCACACAACGTCCAACCCAACGATGGACGCAACACCGGCAACACCGAACCAACCGCAACACCGACGTCGACGTCGACGACGACGCCACGCGGCACGCACAACCAACGCGAACAGCTGAAACCAAACGCGCAACACAAACACCAAAGCGCAACACACACAAACATCGAACACGCGTTCGACACGCGACAACGAACCCAACCAAACAACAGGACAAAGTCATGACAATCACGCGCAACAGTGCAGCATGGCGAAAACTCCAACGACAATTCATCACAAACGCAACACAACGCAACGAACCTTGCGCACTTTGCGGATTACCAATCAACTATCAAGCACACAATCGAAACGCCGACAACGCACCAAGCGTCGACCACATCCGATCATGGCGCGATCACCCAAACCTCAGAACCGATCCAGCGAATCTGCAGATCGTCCACCAATCATGCAACCGCTCCAAAGGCACAACCACCGGACCGTTATCACTCGGAAACATGAGCCGCCAATGGGGCCCACACGAAACGCACGCAACGACGGGTAAGGGGGCGTCCACATCACCAACCCCCCAGTAGCCAAACGGGTGAGGGCGGGCAGTGGTCTCTCTCTCCCCGAAGACCTACCGGGGGTCGCGCGCGGAGATACAGAGAGGCGGTGATCCCGTGCAGGACACCGCCGACACCCCCATGGTCGCCACCCTCGACGCCGCGTTGGCCGCCGCTGACTGGATCACGCCGGCTGACTCGGCCACCGTTGAGCTCCTTCGTCGGCTCGCTGCTCGCATGGATGACCCCTGCTTCCCGAACATCGACGGCCGCTTCGACAACGTCACCGAGTCGCTGTTCCTGAAGACGTCGGCGGCACTCGGACTGACCCCTGAGATGCGGGCTGCGTGGGAGAAGAAGGAGCGGAAGAGTGGTAGCGAAAGCAGCCTCGCGAAGCTCCGGAAGGGGGCGGCGAACCTCCGGGCCGTCTAGGCGCGCCCCAAGGTCGGACGCGGGTGTCTACTACGACCGGTTCATGGCTCGCGCCGTCAAGGCGTGCACACTGCGTGAGGAATCGACCCGGTTCGGGAAGACCGAGCCGCGTATCCACACGAAGCCGCTGCGGGCTCTGACGCCCAAGACGTCCATGGGTTACTCAGTGATCGAGTTCGCTCACGACGTCGTCGGGATCGAGTTGCTGCCGTGGCAGCAGGCGCTCCTCATCCGCGCTCTCGAACTGCGGAAAGACGCGGCCCGGTTCCGGTTCCGCACCCTCGTGCTACTGGTCGGCCGGCAGAACGGCAAGTCCACCGTCGTCCAGGTGCTCACGCTATGGGCGATGTACGTGCTCGGTGTCCGGCTCGTGATCGGCACTGCCCAGGACCTCGACATCGCGGAGACCCTGTGGGGTGAGGTCGTCGAGATCGTCGAGTCCGTCGAGGAACTCGACGCGCTGAAACTGAACGTCGTCCGCGTCAACGGTAAGAAAAGCTTGGACTTGCGGACGGGCGAGAAGTACAAGGTGCGGGCCGCGAACCGGCGCGGTGGGCGCGGCCTATCCGGGGACCTCATCGTCCTGGATGAGCTGCGCGAGCACACGAACTGGGATGCCTGGGGCGCGATCACCAAGACCACGATGGCGCGGCCACGCGCCCAGGTCTGGTGCATGAGCAACGCCGGCGACGACAGCAGCGTCGTGCTGATGACGCTGCGGAAGAAAGCGCACCTGGCCCTAGGCGACCCGGACGGCATCTGCACGGACGAGGCCGTCGGTGAAGCTGACGAGTCCCTCGGCATCTTCGAGTGGTCGGCGTCGCCGGGCCGCGGGGTCTGGGACCGTGAAGGTTGGCAGGAAGGTAACCCGTCGCTCGGCTACACGATGGCTGAGGACTCTCTCGCTTCCGCGGCCGCGACTGACCCGGAGCCGGTCTACCGCACCGAGTGCCTGTGCCAGTGGGTGACAGGCCTGGTCGAGGGGCCGTTCGGTGAGGGCGCCTGGGAAGCGTGTGAAGACCCCAACGGGGTCATCCCGGATGACGCTCCGGTGACTTTTGCTGTCGACGTGAACTGGGACCGCGGGTCAGCGTTCATCGGCGTGTGCGGAGTCCGTGAGGACGGGCGCCCGCAGGTCGAGGTGGCGGCTGGCCGTCCTGGCGGCGACTGGATCGAATGGGTGCCCGAGTGGTTCCGACGCTTCGTCGACGCCGATCATCCGGCGCGCGTCGTCGTGCAGGCGAAGGGGTGCCCGTCGGCGTCCCTGGTGCAGCCACTCTCTGAGGTGGAGGGCCTCGAGGTCGTCCTGTGGCAGGGCAGCGACCTGGCGATCGGGTGCGGGCTCTTCTACGACCGCGTCGTCGCTGCCCGTGGAGACGCGAGCGGCCTGCCGCCGCTGGCTCACCGTGGCCAAGAGGCGCTGAGCCTGCCGGCCCGGACCGCGTCGCAGCGTGTCTTTGGGGACGGCTGGTACTGGGATCGCCGCAACTCCCCGCACAACGCCGCCCCGCTGGTGGCCGTCACTGAAGCCCTGTGGGACCAACTCACCAACGCCCCTGAGGCCCCCTCGATTTTCGAGGAGGGCCCTATCGACCTGTTCTGAGGAGGAGCCGTGCACCGGACACTCAAGCCCTACACGGGGCGGACCGTGATTGTCGCCGTCGATGGTGACCCGCTGCGCGGAACCCTGGAGCAGGTCGGTCGGGCCGCCATCGTTCTCGCTGACGTCACGCAGGCGGACGGGGCCCGCGTGGATGGCGTCGTGATCGTTCCGCTGCCGACCGTGGTGCAGGTGGTGTGAGTGAGGTTCCAGACCCTAGGCCAGCTCGGCCAGTACGCCGAGGACAACCGCATCAGCCTCGATTTCGCTGACCCGGGCATCCCGGTCGTCGACTACGACGGCGGCGGCCTCGACGTCGGCACCGTATGGCGGCTACAGCCGTCGATCCGCAAGGTCACGTCGTTCATCGCTGCGAACGTCGCGAGCATCCCGCTTCACGCCTACCGGCTCGCCGGCGACACGAACCGCATCCGCCTGCGTGACGGAGCCGTGGCGACCCTCTTGGCGAAGCCGTCGTCCGCTCCTGGCCTGACCCCGGTCAGGTTCTGGGAGCGCGTCATCATCGACGGCCTCCTCTACGACCGCTGGTGCGTCGCCGTCGACGAGTCCGGGGATGCACCCGAGCTCGTGCGTATCCCTCCGCGCCGATTCCGGTTCAAGACCGACGGGCTGGACCGGATCAAGGCTGTGAAGATCGCTGGCGACGACGGGGAGACACGCAGCCTGGACCCGGCTGACTTCCTCCTCGACGTCGGCTACAGCCAGTCGCATGGGCGGGGCACGTCCCCGGTGGAGACGCTGCGAGCCCTCCTCCAGGAGGCCAGCGAGGCCGTGGAGTACCGGCGCTCCGTCATGCGGAAAGCCTCACACCACACAGGGTGGATCGGCCGTGAGACGGCATGGTCTTCCCAGAAGGCCCGCACCAACTTCCTCCAGTCGCTCCGGTCGTTCCAGGCGAAGGCTGAGCGCGAGGGCGGGACCATGCTCCTCGACGAGGGCATGGAGTGGCATGACCGTCAGTGGCAGCCGACTGACCTGTCCGACCTTGAGGCGCGTCGCCTCACGGACCAGGAGGTCGCCACCGCCTACCACATCGCCCCGGAAATCCTCGGTATCCGTGAGGGCAACTACTCCAACGTTGAGGCGTTCAGGCAGTCCCTGTACCGGGACAACCTGGGGCCGTACATCGAGGTATGGGAGCAGGCACTGGCACCGCTGGTAGAGCGGTTCGAGCCCACCGCCGGCGTGTACATCGAGGCGCACCTGGACGCGAAGCTCCGGGGCTCCTTCGAGGAGGCCGCGAAGGTCCTCCAGACGTCGACGGGCGCCCCGTGGCTGACCCGGAATGAGGCCCGGGCGAGGCAGAACCTGCCCTCCGTCGAGGGCGGTGACGAGCTCATCACGCCGCTGAACGTGCTGGTGGGTGGGCAGGCTTCCCCGACGGACTCGGGCACGCAGAACGAGCGCGCCGCCGACGTCGTCTTGACGAAGGCGGGTGAGACGCCTCTGGTGAAGGCCGCTGACTTGGCCGGCGACTGGGGCGATCGGGCTGCCAGCGTGCTCAGGCGGTTCTTCGCCCGGCAGGGGCGGTCCGTGCTGTCCGCCGTCGGATCAAAAGCCGACTGGTGGGACAAGTCCCGGTGGGACCGGGAACTCGGCGATGACCTGTACGCGCTTGCCGCCGAGTGCGTCGAGCAGATGGGCCGCGACGCCGTCAAGCAGCTGGGCTTCGACCCGGACGAGGCGTGGGACCAGGGCCGGACCCTGAACTACCTGAAGGCCGTGACCGCGTCGCGCGCCCGGTGGATCAACGAGGCAACCCGACGTCAGGTCGAGGCGGCGCTCGGGGGCGACACAGCGCAGGTGTTCGAGACGGCGAAGGAGCAGCGCTCCGGGGCCGCGGGGCACGCGTTCATCGCGGCAATGGCCGGTTTCGCGACCGTCGAGGCCGCCAAGCAGGCAGCGCCGGGCCGGTGCGTCAAGAAGTGGGTGACCTACGCGAAGAACCCGCGCCCATCGCACGTCGCGATGAACGGGGACATTGCGATGGCGCACCACCCCTTCAGCAACGGCATGCAGTGGCCAGGTGACCCGACCGGCGGGGTCGACGAGGTCGCCGGCTGCACCTGCTCAGTCGACCTCTACTGGAGCGCCTCCTGACGGCGCACACAACTGAAAGGGGGCTCCAGGTGGAGTTCAAGACAGCCCTCCTGAAGGAGGACGACAGCAAGGCCGGAACGTTCATCGGCTACGCCAGCACGTGGACGCGTGAACCCGACTCCTACGGCGACGTCGTCGCCAAGGGGGCGTTCAAGGACACGCTGGCTGACTGGGAGAAGCGTGGCGCGCCAATCCCCTGCCTGTGGGGCCACCGCATGGATGAGCCCGAGTGCTTCATCGGTGCGGTCACGGCAGCCGAGGAGGATGACCACGGGCTGAAGGTGTCCGTGACCCTGGACCTGGACAACCCGAAGGCGGTGCGGGTGCACCGGCTCATGAAGGCCAGCATGGTCACGCAGATGTCCTTCGCGTTCGACATCCTCGATTCGGGGACCGTGCAGGTCGAGGACGGTGTGAAGGCCCGCGAGCTGCGGAAGGTGACGCTCTACGAGGTGTCCGTTGTGCCTGTCGGCGCGAACCAGGACACGTCCATCGAGGACGTCAAGGGTGGTCCGGCGCTGACGGCCGCCCAGTGGGCTGCGATCACCCGGTGGGCGAAGGCTGCGGGCGATGAGGACGCCTCGACGTCGTCCGGTGACGACGAGAGTGCCGACGGCGGCCAGGACGACGAGTCCCCAGACTTCACCGCTGAGCAGATCAAGGCGTTGCGCGAGCTCGCTGACGAGTGGATCGCGGAACACGACGAAGACGACCCCCAGGAGGGGGAAGGCGACGGCAACAGCACGCCGGCCGAGGCTGCCCAGGAGGGTGGTAAGGCTGCACGACTGGAGGCCATCGCGCGACTAACCAATGAGATCAATGCCCTGATGGGGCAGGAAGGAGCCGGGGCATGAACGCTCTCGCTCGTGCGCGCGAGGCCGCTATGAAGGTAGCCATCGACGCTCAGAACACGGTGGAGTCCGCTGGCGCGGCCGTCACCGATGCCCAGATGAAGGCCTTCGAGGAGGCCATCGACGAGGTCAAGTCCATCGACGTCAAGGTCGCGAAGGCCAACGGCCTGGGGGACGCCCTGCGCGCGATCTCCCGCTCGCAGGAGGACTACGACGCGGGCGACGAGTCCGGGGTGAAGGCCGCCGAGTTCCTCGGTGAGCGCTTCGTCAAGTCCGACGCTTACCGGCGCTTCCAGAAGGAGAACCCGACTGGGCTCGGTGAGGGCACTCCCCTGTCGATGCCGAAGGTCAAGATCGGCGACATGGCGGAGTTTATCGCCAACCGCAAGGCTGACGGGAACGTGCTCGGCACGCCGGTCTCTCACCCGCAGACGCTGCGGCTCCCGACCGTCGACATGGTCGACCGCCGGCCGCTGACGCTGCTCGACCTGATCGGCAAGGGCCGCATGGCCGGAAACTTCGACTACGTGCAGATCACAGCGGTGTCCAACAACGCCGCGATCGTCGCCGAGGCTACCTCCCCGACCGATGGTCTGAAGCCGACTTCCGACCTGACCACCAAGCTGGCGACCTGCAACGCCTACACCTTCGCCGACGGCTTCACCGTCACGAACCAGCTGCTCAGCGACGCTCCCGCGTTCTCCTCCTACATGCAGACCTCTCTGGCCTACAACCTGGACTCCGTGATCGAGGACAAGATTCTCAACGGGTCCGGTACCCAGGAGCCCATGGGCATCCTGAAGACCACTGGCGTCCAGCAGCAGACCTACACGGCCGCCGAGGGCGTCATGGACATCGTCAAGGCCGTCCGCCTCGCTAAGGCCAAGATCGCCCGGGTCGGTGGCGTCACCACCGCGATCCTCCTCAACCCGGAGGACCAGGCCGAGATCGACCTCATGCAGGACGCTGACAAGCGCTTCTACGGCAACGGCCCCTTCGGTATTGGTCCGTCCACCCTGTGGGGCGTGCCGGTCGCGACCAGCGAGAAGATCACCAAGGGGCAGGCGCTCCTCGGCGATTTCAAGCAGGTCCAGCTGCTCGACCGCGAGGGCCTGTCCGTGACGGCCTTCAACCAGCACAAGGACTACGCGCAGCACAACCTCGTGTACGTGCGCGCCGAGCTGCGTGCCGGTGTCGTCACCTGGCGCCCGAACCGGCTCGCCCTGGTGAAGACGGCATGAGCATGGACATCGACGACGGAATGGTCGTCATCGGCGGCATCCGCTACCGGGTAGAGGACGCAACCAGTCTCGGCCTTGTGCCGCCCCTTGGCAGGCACGTCGCCCCCGAGGAGCCGGAGGAGTCCTCCGAGGAGCCGGAGGAGTCCTCCGAGGAGCCGGAGGCACCTGAGGAGAAGCAGGCCACGCCCGACAACAAGGGGCGCGCCGCCGCCAACAAGTGAGTGGAAGGGGAGGTGAGAGAATCGTGAGTGAAGGACTCACCCCGATCGTCACGCCCGAGCAGGTCGCTCAAGCATCCGGGGGAAAGATTTCGAGCCAGGACTCTCGCCTCCTCTCCCTCATCGAGGGAGCGACCGATGGAATCCGCCTCGCCTGCGGGTGGCACGTCACCCCCGTCATCACGGAGACGCTCACCCTTGACGGGACCGGCGGGCAGGTCATGCAGCTGCCCTCCGGGCTCGTCCGGGACGTCAAGGAGGTCAAGGTCGATGGTGTCGCCGTCGACGTCGACTGGTCCGCTGACGGGATGATCGAGGTCAGGCGGGGGCATTTCCCGGCCCGGTTCCGGTCTGTGCAGGTGACTCTCACGCACGGGTACCCGGCGGCCCCCGTCGTCGCCTCAGTCCTCATCCAGGCGGTCCTAGGGGCTGCGGCGTCGCCCATGGGGGCGACACGCGAGCAGGCTGGCCAGGTGGCCGTCTCCTGGGCCAGGCAGGGCCTGACCCTGTCCCTGGACGACATGGCCCTCCTGAGGCCGTACACGCTCCAGTCATGGGCCTGATTGGGAGACCACCATGCTGCCGTCATTCGCGCATCAGAAGGTCACCATCCGCACCCCCGGCCAGACCCCCAAATGGGGTGGAACGGTCGAGGACTGGACACAGGTGACCGAGGAGACCGTCACTTGCATCTGGTACTCACTGTCCGGCATCGAGACCGTCAATGGACGGGACATCCAGGCGGGGGCCCGGACCGTGTTCCTCGAGCCAGGAACCCGTATCAACGCGTCCTGCCGGCTGCGGTTCCCTGACGGGGGCCGCGACTGGGAGATCATCGGCGAGCCCGGCCCCCAGGAATCGCCCCTAGGCGGGGTCTCAAACATCGAGGTCCTGTGCAAACGCTGGGAAGGAGACCAGTGATGGCGAAAGTCAAGGTCAAGGTCAACAGCAAGGGCGCGCAGGCGCTCCTGACGTCCCAGGCCGTCCAGGCGAACCTCAACGCCCGCGCCGCGCGCATCCGGGACGCCGCCGGGCCCGGCTTCAAGGTGCGGGAACGCCCCCAGCGCGTGAAGCGCTACGGGGTGCAGGTCCGCACCGACAGCGACACCGGCCGGAAAGCGCAAGCCGACACCAACGCGCTCCTCCGCGCCCTCGACGCCGGCAGGTGACTCCCGGTGGCCGTGGACATCATCGACGCCCTCGTCACGCACCTGGCCCCCGTCGTCGGTGTGCCCGTCGTCGGGCAGGTCCCGAACCCGCGACCTGACGCCTGGGTGCTGCTAGAGCGCACGGGGGGCGTCGCCGGCCTCGCCGCCGACTTCCCCATGATCTCCGTTGACGTGTGGGGGCCAACGAAAGCCGGCGCGTCCGACATCGCTCACACCGTATGGGACCAGCTCGTGCGGAGGCTACCGCCCGTCGTCGACGGTATCCGCATCGTCCGCCGTATCGGCGTCTCTGGCCCTACCTACCAGCCGCAGGCCTCGTCCGGGGGCTACCGGTACCGGCTTGCCGTCCAGGTCAAGCACCAGATTATCAAGGAGACAACACCATGAGGATGAAAATCACGGCTCCTGCCCAGGTGGGTGGGGAGCCTGTGGAGATAGGCGACGTCGTCGACGTCAAGGAGCCGGGTGAGATCGCCCGGCTCCTTCATTTTGGGCAGGCAGTCGAGGAGCCGGAACCCACCACCGACCACTACACGCCGGCGACCGATTGGGGCACTGGCGACTCTGAGGAGGAGACCCAGTGACCTACGCAAATGTGAACATCGACCAGGTGCTCCAGTTCGGTTCGGACGACGACGATGTGTCGTTCGCACCGCTTGGGACCGCGCTGCCCACCGACTTGACCACCCTGGACCCGGCGTTCAAAGAGATCGGCCTCATCAACGAGGACGGTCTCCAGTTCTCCCCGTCCGACTCCGTGGACAAGCGCAAGGGTCACCAGGGCCACCGTGTCTACAAGACCGTCATGACCGAGTCCGACACCGCGTTCTCCTTCGTGGCCCTCCAGTCGAATCTCCAGACCCTGGGCCTGCAGTGGAAAGTCTTGGAGTCCAAGAAGACCGGGACGGTCTCGACGCACAAGCTCTCCAACGCTCGTGACGTCCTCGCTCAGGCGATCTGCATTCGGGCTCGTGCGAACGGGCACAAGTACCTGTGGGCCTGCAGCCGTTACGAGATTGGTGAGCGCAAGGAGTTCAAGCTCTCCGCGACTGAGGACACCGCCTACCAGATCGAGGGCACGTTCACGTCGGACGTCATCTTCATCACCGATGATCCGGCCTACGCGCCGGCCTGATCCGCTGGCCTATTTCTCCCGCCCCGGCGAGGTTTTGATGGTTTTCCCTCGCCGGGGTGGGGCACCCACCCAATGGACCATCGCTGAGACCTGAAAGGACCATCATGAGCAAGAAGAAGAACCGGAAGAGGAACGCGAAGCGCCCGCAGAGCGCGACCGTCTCCAGAGCAGCTGAGGCCGGGGCCGTCATCCCGCAGGACCACGCCGCGAAGGACGAGGCCACGGGCCAACTCCGGGAAGTCACCTACAAGGGCGTCACCTGGACGATGGACCCCGCTGACCTCAACGACTACCTCATCGTCGAGGCAGCCAACGGCGGCAACTACACGCCGATGATGCAGGCCCTCATCCCGGATGAGACCGCCCGCGCTGCCGTCCTGGACAAGCTCACCGACGAGAAGGGCCGTGTCCCGATGGAGCGGGTCATCAAGGCGGTCGAGGAGATCGGAGCCTTCCTCAAGGTGGGAAACTAATTGTCCTCCCCATGCTCCTCCGGGAGTATGGGGAGGCCATAGAAGCCGACCTTCTCCACTACTACGGGGTTGATTTGCTGGACCTGTGGCGCGAGCGGCTGACGCCGCGGCGGGTCCTAATCCTCATCAAAGGCCTCCCGCCAGGGAGCGCGCTCCACCGGGCGCGCGGCGGGGACGCGTTCTGGTCAGACGAGGTCGCCGCGATCAAGACCATGGGGCACCGCCTCGAGACAACCCTCATCGCCGTCAACGGCGGTAACCGATTCCCGAAGGCCCCCGAACCGCCCCCGGTCGGCTGGCAGATAGACGCGGCCCGCCGCGAAGCCAGATTCGCCGCAAAAGTCGCCCGCTTCAAGGCCCGAACCGCGGCCAGGCAGCAAGCCGAGGCTGCCCAGCAGGGGGCCGACACAACACCATAGAGAGGGGCCGGCCCGTGTCCGTCGAGCTCGCAACCGCCTACGTGCAGATCGTCCCTTCCCTGAAGGGCGTAGAGGACACGATCGCGAAGGCTATTGGCGGCTCTTCGAAGACGGACGCGGCCGGCGTCTCTCTCGGCACCCGCCTCGCGAAGGCGGTTAGCCGAGCCTTCTCGAATGCGGTGGGACTCGGTAAGTCGATCCGTGAGTCCGCGAAGGCGGCCGGTGAGACGCTCCAGATCATCAGCCTGTACGCGAAGGATGCCGTCAGGGAGACGCTTGCCGCCCTGGCCCCGCTCGGAGCCGTGATAGGGAAGGTCGCGCACGGGATCGCGACCCCATTCGTCTGGGCGTGGGACAAAGTGACGGGGGCCGCCTCGCGGGCGGTAGCTGCGGTCGCGTCCGCTGTAGCGTCCGTGGCCTCCAAGGTCGCCTCCACGGTCAGCGGTGTCCTATCTAATTCCTGGCAGCATATCGTCGGGTGGGCGTCCAGCGTCGGGTCCGCTGTCGCCTCAGCAGGCTCCCGCATCTCCTCCGCCATCGTCTCGGGTCTGTCTCAGGCTGGACAGAAGGTAGGCGGCTGGGCATCCAGCTTGGGGGCAGCGGCCGCCAATGCGGCGTCGTCGGCGGCCTCCAGGGTTGCCTCTGCTATCGCTTCAGGACTGTCTCAGGCCGGCCAGAAGATCGACGCCTGGGCACCTGGCCTACGGGCCAGGATCGGGGCTGCGCTCGAGCCTGCCAGGGCAGCGACGATGAGATTCGCGGCAGGCCTGTCCATCGCCGCCGAGGGCGCCCTCCAATCGCTCTCAGCCAGGCTCCCCGCCGTCGGTAGCGCGATCGCCACTGTCATGGGACGCGTCGGCACCACGATCACGTCCACGATGGGGCGAGCCGGCACCTACATCAGCGGCGCGGTACAACGCATCGGGGCTGCCTGGGCGCCCGTCGGCGGTGTCATCGGTGAGACCCTCCAGTCAGCCCTCAGCAAGGCTGTCTCCGGTGCTGGGAAGGTCGTCTCCGGAATCGGGTCGGTAATCTCATCGGCCGGGTCTGCGGCCGTCTCCGCGGCTCAGAGGATCGGCTCTGCTGTTGGAGGCGCCCTAGCCGACTCCATCAGCTTTGGAGTGAAGTCCGCCGGGGCTGCGCTGGCTGGGCTCTCCGTCGTCATTGGTGCGAACCTCGGTGGCGCGGTCCAGCGCGCTGACCAGCTCAACAATTTTCCCAAGGTGATGGCCAACGTCGGGCTCTCTGCCGATGAGGCCAACGAGCAAATTCGCCGCATCGCGAGCTCTCTTGACGGGCTGCCGACGTCGACGGACGCGGTCGTGATGACCGCGAAAGGGCTCGCCCCGCTCACGGGGAGTCTCACCCAGGCGACGGACATCTCCCTCGCTCTGAATAACGCGCTGCTCGCTGGCGGCGGCGACGCCACCCTGGCAGCCAATGCCATGGAGCAGTACCGGCAAATGCTGTCCAACGGGACTGTGGACATGCAGGCATGGCGATCCATGACGACAGCCATGCCCGGTCAGATGGACATGATCGCCAAAAGCCTTCTGGGCGCCACGGCGAACTCGAGCGAGCTCTACACGGCGCTGAAGAAGGGGTCCGTCTCCTTCGACCAGTTCAACGCTGCTCTTGTAGACCTGAACACGAACGGGATGGAGGGGTTCGCCTCTTTCGAGGAGCAAGCCCGTACAGCCACTGCCGGCATCGGAACCGCGCTCACGAACGCAGGGAATCGTGTCAAGAAGGCGTTGGCGTCGATCATCGAGGCGATCGGTGTCGACGCGATCTCAGAGAAGATCAACCAGGCGACGTCGGGCATCACCGGGTTTGGTGAGAAAATCGCGGCCGCGATCACGTCTCTCAAGGAGACGGGAGGCTTTGAGAGCATCTCGCATACGCTCGGCGGTCTGCTCCCGATCATCGGAGGACTGGCCGGGGCGCTTGGACCCCTTCTGACACAGGTCCCGCTCATCGGCGGGGCGTTCTCAGGCCTGACGGGGCCGGTCGGTATCGTCATCGGCCTGTTCGCGTCGATGCTCACGCACAGCGAGACGCTGCGCACTGCAATCGGCGGGGTCTTCGAGCAGCTCAGTGCTGCACTACAGACCAGCGCCGTCACCGGTGCGCTCCAGTCCCTCGCTACTACCCTGAGCGTCGTCGCGAGCATCCTGGGTGACGCTCTGGGGAACGCCCTGAACTTGGTCGCGCCAATCCTCGCGAACCTAGCGACGGCGATCATCCCGGTCCTAGCTAGCACCTTCGGGCAGCTCATGGAGGCCGCCGCACCGATCGTCGCCATCATCTTCCAGGCGCTCGCCGAGGTGATCGCGGCTCTGTTGCCTCCGCTGTCACAGATCGCCGGTGCGATCCTGCCAGCACTCGCTCAGATGTTCTCCATGGTGATGGCCGCGGCCGCGCCGCTGATCCAGCAGCTCGCAGGCATCCTGGTGCAGGCCCTGAACCTCATCATGCCGATACTGACGCAGCTCATCAGCGCGATCATGCCGGTAATAGTTGAGGTGATCGGGCAAATCCTGCCACCACTGCAGCAGGTCATCGCCGCGATCATGAATGTAGTGTCGGCGCTGCTGCCTCCATTGGTGAGCATCATCGGGGCCGTGATATCGGCACTCACGCCGATCATCGCGACCGTGCTCCCCGTGCTAGGGCAGCTGATTAGCGTCGTGATCGGGTTCATCGCGTCGTGGATCACCACGATGTCAACGCTTTTGGTGCCTGTCATCAACGTAGTCGCCAGTGTCATCAACGTGGCCGTCAGCGCCATCGGCGCGGTCTGGCTCTGGCTCTGGAACAACGTCATCGGTCCTGTAATCGGCTGGATTACCGACAAGATTCAGGGCTGGTCTGATTTCCTGACTGGCACAGTCAAGCCTGTCATCGACCAGATTGTGTCTGGTATTGGTGACTCGTTCACCAGCATGAAGGACAGCATTTCCGACGCCTTCAATAAGGTGAAGTCAGCGGCCGCTAAGCCTATCAATTTTGTCATCAATACCGTCTATACGAACGGTATTAAATGGCTCGTTGACAAGGTCATGGAGAAGCTCGGTCTTGAGCTTCGAATGCCAGCTATCAACCCTATCGCCGAGTACGCGACCGGTGGTGTCCTTCCTGGCTATACCCCAGGCAGGGACGTATATCGCTTTTTCTCCCCGGATGGTGGTGGCGCGCTCGCCCTATCTGGCGGTGAGTCGATCATGCGCCCCGAGTGGACGCGAGCCGTTGGCGGCCGTAGGGCTGTCGACGCGATGAATGACGCTGCACGTCACGGGCGACCGATCCCTGGTGGTGACGCCGGTTTCCAGCGATTCGCTGACGGCGGTATTTGGGGGAAGCTCAAGTCGGGCGCGAAATCCGCGTGGGACTGGGTGTCAGACAAGGCCGAGAAAGCTGCTGACATCATCGCTGACCCAATCGGCGCGATCGAGAACCTCGTGAAGGTCCCGGTGGATGCGCTCATCAACTCCTACGCGGGGAATGGTGGCGCTTTCTGGGAAGCCGGTAAGGCTATCCCGGGGAAGATTATCGCCGGGGTAAGTGATTGGGTGAAGGAGAAGTCGTCGACGTTGTCGGCGTCGGATCTGGTGTCTCAGGCGCGGCTCGCGATCGGCACCCCCTACGTGTGGGGTGGCGTGAATGTGCCGGGTGGCGTGGATTGCTCGGGACTGATCGTGTGGGCGTTGAGACAGATGGGGCACAACGTGCCCCGTCACACCGCGTCGTCGTTCCAGGCGGCATCGACACCTGGCAACCCGAATGTGCCGGGCACGCTTTTGTTTTGGGGCGGGTCCGTCGGCAGCGGAGGCGCCCACCACGTGGCCGTTGCGTCAGGCAACGGGATGATGGTTGAGGCACCGACATTCGGTATTCCCGTCCGGGAAATCCCGATCTATGGCGGCCCATCCGCAGGTGTTTTCCGCTACGACGAAGGCGGCCTGCTCCAGCCAGGCATGAACGTCGTGGAGAACAAGACGGGAGTGCCAGAACCGGTGTTTACGGGTAGCCAGTGGTCAAAGATCGATGAGTTGCTCACTCGAAGTAATTCTGGCCCACAGGTGCTCGAGGTGCGGGATGTCGACGGAATCCTGATTGGCCGAATGCAGGTGGAATCGTCCCGCGCGGTCGATCGTGTCGCGTCGGACCTGTCCGGCCGTCGCGTCCGCTAACCGGGCGGGGATCGCCACACCAGCGATCCCCGCCCCCTATTCCGAGAGGCGACTATGGGCTACACCAAAATCCGGACCAACCTCTGCGAAAACGGCTCTTTCACCAAGGACTTACACTGGTGGTGGGGTTGGAAATCAGAGCTGTCCGTCGAGAACGGGCGGTTGAAAATCAAGGCCCTTGACGCCAAGGATTATGACAAAATGGCGCTCAGCGAGAAGGTCAATCTCGGTGGGCCCGCCGCGTCGGAGCAAAAATGGGTGTCGCTTGCCGCGGATTTTGACACATCTCCGATGGGTGTGACCCTACAGGATGTGGCCATGCTCGCAGTCCGTTTCTACACCGCGGGTGGGCGGACGGTCCGTTACGCGTCCATGCTGGGGAAAGTCACACCCGTCGGCAGGGCCGGGATTATTCTGCCCATTCCGGGCGACGCTACCGCGTTCGACGTCTATGTCGGCGTTAAATCCCATAACAACCCGGTCGGCACGATTTACGTCGACAACATACTCTGTTCCATGGGGGCGACGCGCGAAGACGTCGCCGACCTATCATATTTCGACGGCGACACCCCATCCTACGAGGAAGGACACTCCGGCGTAGGATGGACCTACGAATGGACCGGCGAGAAATACAAATCCCAATCTAGGGGGATTTATGGAGTCCTACCCGGCAAAGATATTGCCATCGAGGATATCAGCGCCCAGGAGGGGCACCCGGCGGTGTCCTTGGCCGTTCATGGCGACGGCTCGGGCTATTCGGTAACCAGGACCGTCCGGGGTTTCACGACCCTAATTCGCGGTGGTGCAAACGTCCGCATCGCCAATCTGGATTACGTCGAGGATCACGAAATCCCGATTGGCGTCGAGGTTACCTACACTCTGACGAATGAAATTGCGGAACAGTCTTTTTCCTCGACAATCCGCCTGGACTCGCCGTCGGCGTGGTTGTCCGACCCCCTCGACTGGACCAGCGCGATCGAGCTGGACATGGGCGACCAGGGACGCGAGGACATCCCCCTACTGACGGCGGGCTCCCTGTCCGGCCACAAATGGGGCGTGGGCGGGCGAACCATCTTGCCGCTGGGGGCGAGGCTGCCGGTCCAGCTCGGAGCCGCCAGGACCGCCCCCGAGGGCCTGAAAGCGATCATCACGACCTGGAACCAGGCGCAGGCTGACCGGGTCGCGGCCCTGGTGGAGCAGGCGGGCGTCCTCCTCCTGCGCGTCCCCCATGACCCGCAGCGGGCGACCCTGTGGGGCGGGTACCTGCCGGCCGACATGCAGGTCGAGTACGTCGCCGAGGGCATCACCCAGTGGGACCTGTCCGGGGGTGTGATCGCGCCTCCGGCGCTGCCGGTCCTGGTGGTCCGGGCCACCTACGACCGCTCGAGGGAGCTCGCTGCGGGCGCCACCTACGACGCGATCAAGTCGCGCCTGGGGACCAAGACCTACGCCGACGTCAAGAGGCGTCCGCTCCAGATTGGAGGCTGACATGCTCCCAATGACTGACGCCGCTAGGCAGTCGATCACAGGCACTCGCTCCCGTGAGTCGGTGCAGGTGGACGCCTACCTCGGTGATGACCTGGTCCGGGCTGGCCTGCGCGTGGAGTCCTGGTCTCTGACGTGGGACGCGTCCCGCGCGGTCCAGTGCTCCGGCACGATCAAGGTCATCGACGAGGACGGGACGCTCCAGCCCTGGGTGCTGGGCGACATCCTGGGGCCGGGGGCGCGCCTGCGCCTCACCTGGATCGCCGAGGACGGCTCACGCATCCCCCGCGCCGTCGTCGTCGTCACCAAGCCCGAGCCGGAACAATTCTGGCAGCTCACCCGGGCGGGCGGCGTCGAGCGGTGGCTGCCGACCGGCGGCGTCGTCACCTGCCAGGTGGAGGACACCAGCATCCTCCTCCAGCGCGACAAGCTTCAGGCCAAGACGCCCGGGGATGAGCGCTCCGACGTCGTCAAAGAGGTGCGCCGCCTCCTGGCCGGGACGGTGCCGCTCGTGGACGACTCGAAGAACCTGACACTGGCGAAGGTGGCGGCCGGGACGATCTTCGAACGGGAGCGCCTGGATGCGATCGATGACCTCCTGTCTCATGGAGGCCTGGCTCGCCGCACGGATGGCGAGGGCACGATGCACATCATCGACCCGAAAAAGGGCGCTGACACGCCGCTCTGGAAGATTCAGGGCGGTGATTTCATGGCCGCCCTGGTGTCCCTCTCCCGGTCGATGGACCTGGGGACTGTCTACAACAGCGTGGTGGCTACGTCGCAGGGAAGTCAGGCCGAGTTTGTCGGCCGCGCATACCTCGACCGCGGCGTCTCACGATGGGATGGACCGCTCGGCAACGCGACCGAGTTCTACAGCAGCCCGCTGATCGACTCGACGGCGGCGGCCGAGCGGGCCGCCGCCACCCGCCTCGCCAACCAGACCGGCCCCAAAACCACGCGCCTCAAGGTCCAGTGCCTCCCGCACCCCGGCCTGGAACTCTACGACTGGGTGACAGTCGCGGTCCCTACCCGGTCAGGCAAGGCGATCGACGTCACCGGGCAGGTCATGTCCCTGACACTCGGCGGAGATGCGATGGGCGGTGTCACTGCCTCCACCCTGGAGGTCGACGTCGACGCCAACGAGATGCGCTCCGTGATCCTCGGGGACAAGCAGTCATGAGCCTGGCGGAGCTGATCGCTGGGATCGGCCAGCAGGGCGGGGCCAGCCTCGTGACCGGCACCGTGGGGTGGGCGCAGGGGCGCCCGGCGGTGACGATCGAGGGGGTGCAGGTACCCGCGACCTGGCTCGACCCCGTCAGCGTCAACTACGGGGACCCCGTACTCGTGGCCCTCACCAGGGGCGAGGCGGGCCAGTCGTCGGCGATCGTCCTCGGCCGAGTGACAGACGCGCCCCGTCCGACGACCGGCACCGTCGTCAGCGTCGGCAGTGGCCAGGCCATCGTCAGAACCGCTTTCGGCAACGTGTCCGCGACGCACTCGTGGAATCCGCCGTCGGTCGGGCAGGTCGTCTCCCTCATGTGGCAGGACGGACGCCCGACCACGGTCGGCCCCGTCACCTACAGTGCTCCGGACGCGCCGCCTGGGGCGCTCCCGTCGGCTCCGTCGCAGCAGCTCGGCCAGGTCGACGGCGTCGCGGTGATCCGCCCAGTCTACTCGTCCTCGTGGTCGACGCGCCGGTCGGATGGGCGCCCCTGGACTGAGCGCATCGTTACCGGCGGCAAATTCGCGTCGGTCGGCGCGTGGGGGTACGGGAGCCAGTTCGCGGCCCTGAAAGCGATCTCCGGCCTCCGCATCCTGGAGGCCAGCCTGCATTTCGGGGAGCGGACCGCTGACGGAGGGAATGCGGCCGTCACCATCCAGGGCCGCTGCCACACAGCCGGGAGTCTAGGGCAGCAGCCAACGGCGACCGGCCCGACCCTATCCGCGGCGCTCGCCAAGTGGTCGCCCGGCGGCCAGGACGTCACCCTCCCAGCGGATGTAGCACAATGGCTCGTCGCCAACGGCGGCGGGCTCATGTGGACCGGAGGAAATGTCGAGGGTGGTGTCACGGACATTGGCACCGACCCAGACAGTGGGCGCATCATCGTCAAATGGACCGCGCTCCCCGAGAAGAAATAGGAGACCATAATGGCCCGCACGCTAATGAACGGAGTTCGCGTTCCCGAGGGAACCGATCAGTTCAACGCCCAGGGGGACATGGATGCCATGGCCCGGTCTATCAAGACTGTCATCTGGGCGCAGGACTGGACGGATGCTTACGAAAAAGCGAAACGCGCCAAATGGGATTTGGGTTGGAACCCGTCGCCGAGCAATCCGGATTTTTACTGGATCGACCACATCTCCTCTCTTGTCCGCTACGACGGCACCCGCTGGGACGGCACTGGCGGCATGCGCATCGAGGCGCACCAGTCCGGCGATTCAGGCCTGCCCTACAGGCAGCCCGGCCCCAACGAAGTCATGATTATGCAGACCGGAAGAATGGCTGGGTTCACGTCGGATCACGAGTACGGCAATGGCTATATGCCGATACAGACATTCCCGAAGTCTTTTCCGAAAGCCTGCATTTCCATTGTCTTTCAGCCGATCTTCAACAATGCGTCAGGCTGGCAATTCGTGTCACCACTCATGCCAATGGTGGACCGTCTCACTAAGGATGACTTCCGGGTTATGTTCCCAGGCGAGGCCCGCTCGGCGGCACATGCATTCATGTGGCAGGCTGTCGGCTACTGACCATTTCCTGTCCCCGCACCAATCCTGGTGGCGGGGATTTCCTATATCCAATCACGGAAAGGAAACCGTATGTCTGTACAATCCGTGGCGGCCGCGCAGGCTCGCTACTGGGCTGACGCCGGGCCGGGGAAGCCACTCGGTGGCACGCACGGCGTCGGCTACTCCCAGCCCAAGCGGCGGACCGTCTACGAGCGCTCCGATGAGGCGGGATGGCTCACCGCCGACGCCGACGCCGACTGCTCCAGCCTGACCTGCGGAGCCATCAATTTTGGTCTCCACGCCACCTATGGGGTGCCCTGGGGGCACGCGGCCCTCCTCGAAATCAACGATTTCTGGACCGGGAACCTCCGCTCCGGCCTCGAAGCCCGGGGCTTCCCTGAGGTCCCGTGGAACGACGCGGACCTCTACCCTGCTGGCGGGCTCCAGGTCGGCGACATCCTGCTGTCCGCTGCGAATGAGGGCGGGCGCGGACATGTCGTGGTCGTGACCGCCGACGGCTATGTTTCCGAGGCGTGGCTTAATTCCGCGGGCGGGGACGGCTGGGACGAGCCGGGCGAGCCTATCGGCGACCAGACTGGCGGGGAGACCCGCACTGTCGCCTACGTGGGGCACCCGGACACGGTCAGCGGGCGATGGACGTCCTGTCACCGTTTCAGCGAGGCCGCGTTCCTGGCCCAGTGGCCGGAGTTTGCGGGCGCGAGCGCCCCGGCACCGGCTCCTGCGCCTGCCGCGCCGTCGACGTCGAGCGAGCCGACTCACGCCCACGGCGTCGACGTGTCCAGTCATCAGACCGGGATCGATTTCAGTGTCGTCCCGGCCGATTTCGTCATCGTCAAGGTGACGGAGGGCACATGGTACGTGAACCCGGCTTGGCGCGACCAGGTCGCCAGCGCGCTGGCCAACGGCAAGCGCCTGGCGCTGTACCACTTCGCGGATGACGACCCGATCGACCAGCAGATCGAGTTCTTCCTGGCCCATGCGGCCGACTACCTGGGGCGTGTGCCCCTGTGGCTGGACTGGGAGGCCAAGGCCGTCCCGCTCGGCCCCGGGGCGGCCCAGGCTTGGCTCGACGCCGTCGCCGTCCGCACCGGCACCACACCCGGCTTCTACACCTACCAGAACGTGCTCCACTCCTACGACTGGTCCGCGGTCGCCGCCCGGTATCCGCTGTGGGTGGCCGGTGGCCCGGACTACTCGGACTACGGGGCGGGCTACATGGACCCTGCCATCCCGGACGTCCCCTACTGGGGCACGTCGGCGTTGCTTCACCAGTACACGGAGGATGGCCGCTTGCCTGGCTGGGGCGAGCACCTCGACCTGAACCGGCTGCGTGATCGCGCAGCCTGGGACGCCATGGTGGGGGCGACCGCCCCCACCGACACCACCACTACAGATGAGGATGACGATATGAAGATGCTTGGCATTGATTTCGGCACCAGCAAGGGCTATGCCCTCCTGGTCCCCGGCCTCGGAGCCTTCGGTCTGACCCAGGCCCAGGCGGATGCCTGGTACCGGGCGGGGGTGCGCACCACCTGGGTCAGTGGGGAGGACTTCAACAGTCTCGTAGCTGACTCCTGGGCTCACTTCAACGCCTGCTTTGGCGGGCTCGCCGGCAAGAAGGACATCGAGGCCGCCACGGCCGAGGTGCTGGCCGCCGTCAAGGCCAACGCCGCGCCCAAGACCGAGGAGGCGGCCGCGTGAGCAAGCTCGTCTCTGATCCCTTCATCACGACCGTCGTCCTGGGTGTCCTGTGGCCCCTGGTGCAGGCGGCCCTGGACCGCCCCTACTGGACGCGCACCCGGCGTGTGACTCTCGTGATCGTGGCCGCCGCGGTTCTGACCGTGGGTGCTTGGGCGCTGTCCACGTACCCCATGCAGGCGGACGCCTTGGCCGCCGAGGTCGCGAAGTTCCTCGGGTTTGCGTGGATTGCCTATGAGGCCCTGTCTCGCGTCCGGATTGGGGGCGTCTCGCTCCTGAACTGGGCTGGTATCCTCACCCCCGGTGGTGAGACCCGGGAGGCATACGCGCCGCGCCACGAGGCCGACTGATGGGCCTGGGCCGCCGAATCTGGTCAACACTCCACGAGCCGCGGGTGATCTCAGCGATGATGGCGACGACCTACGTGCTCATCGCCATGGCCGTCGCCCTCATCCTGGGTGCCCCGACGGCCCAGCCCTGGGACGTCACCGTCGGCTGCCTGACCACCCTGTCCGGGTGCGCCATCGGGGCGCCCGCGGCGTGGCGGGGATGGTGGGGTGTGGAGGGCCCATCGGCGGCCCTCGTCGCCCTCGGCCTGCTCGTCGTCGCCGTCGAGGACGCCGCACGCGCCCTCACGTCCGACCACTGGCCCGGCTGGCCGCTGTTCGTCATCCTCGCTCTCCTTCTCATGATCGGTCAGCGGATGGTCCGCGTATGGGGCCGCACGTGGCAGCCCGGCTGCGAGCCGGACACCCCGCTCCGGCAGGCCGAGACTCGCGCGACCGCGGCGAAAGTCATCGAGGCCGACGCCGTCGCCCGCGCCACCGAGAGAGAGGACTACCAGTGCGAGCCGGAGACCTGCTAGTTCTGGTCATCACCAGCGGCCTCGCCTCCACCCTCCTCGGCCAGATCGCCGCCGCGATCCGCGCCCTCTGGCACGCCCGCCAGGGGCGGGAGACGGAGGTGCAGGCCGCCCGTCGGGAGGCCGCCCAGTGGGAGTGTGTGGCGCGCCGGACGCGCGCGATCGCCCTCGAGCGGGGAGCCCCCCTGAGTGACCTGCCCCGCGGCCCCGGAGAGGAACCGATCGGGGACCTCGCAGACGACTAGAAGCGCCCCCTCACCGTGATGGTGAGGGGGCGCCTTTCGTCGTCTCCAGGGGACAGCACGGCTGGGTCAGCGAGCGTGGCGCTCGACGATCTCCCAAAACGTGTCGGCGTCGATCTCAGACCTAACGCAGTAGTAAACCCGCCCAGTCTCGCTAACACACTGGGTGATGGTGGCGTCGGCGATCGCCTCGACGTCAAAAGCCTCATCGATCGGGCCGGTGAGGTCTTCGCTTGCTCGCAGCGAGTCGCGAATCTCGCACTCAATGGCCTCGTTGCGCGTGACGTACAGGTTCATAGTGGTTCTCCTTGGGGGTGCCGGGCGGGTAGGCGAGTCAGTTGGTGACGGTCTTGAGGATGTTGGCGAAGGTCTCTTCGCGGCTGGGCTGCTTGGCGTCGCTGGCGGGGGCGGGGAAGGCGGTGGGCTTGCCGGGGTTCTCCTCGGCCCAGACGGCGGCGAACTTGGCGCGGACGTTGGCGGCGGTGGGGTTGAAGAAGCCGCCGGTGGCGCTTGCGCCGCGCTTGGCTTGGATGTAGGCGATCTGCCCCCGTTCGCCGCTCTCGAACTCTTCCCCAGCGAAACTGGAGGCTTGGGCAAGGTCCTTGGCGGAGTCGATGCGGGCGATGCTGGTATTGAGGTCGTTGGCGCTCATTTCGGAGTTCCTTTCTGGGGGTGATATCAGTCGACGTCGTAGATGCTGAGGTCCATGCCGACGATTGCGGCGGCCTGCTCGTCGTCCATGGTGTCGCCGCCCATGGCGCGGGCGAAGCGGTTGCCGTCTTCGGTGCGTCCCCACTCGGGGATGTGGTAGAGGCCCTGGGCGTCGTCGGCGTATTCGAAGAGGGCACGGGCGACACCCTCGCCCTGACGGTCTTCGTTGACCTCGACGTTGAGGATGAGGCCAGTAGTGTGGGCGATGAGGTAGCCGACCTCCTCGCCGTCGTCGATCATGGAGTACCGGGCGCCGGTGAGGTTTTCCGCGGTGTAGTGGCTGGTGGTGATTTCCATGATCGGGGTTCCCTTCTGTCCCTTTGACAACTTAAGTATATGACACATATACCCGCTCGTCAAGTCATCTATCGGCGCGCTCCCACTCTCCGAGCCACCGGTAGAGCGTCTGGGGTGTCACACCGCCGGCGTCAGCCACGGTCTTTTTCGCTGCCCCGGCCTCGACGGCGGCGACCGCGGCCGGCCGGACGCGGTCGCGTGCGCGGTTCAGTGCCGCCTGCGCCGCCCGCACCTCATCCCCGAGCCGACGCAGCTCGGAGAGATCGATATTGCTCATCATCCACTCCTTCCATCAGGCGCCCAGCCCTCACGTGAAGGGCTGGGCGCTGGGTGTACTGCTCAGTGAGCGCGCCTGACAGCGACGGCAGCGACGCCGGCCAGGGCGAGCGCGATGCTCGCGCCCCAGATTCCCCAGGAGAGGGTGTCAGCGCCGATGCGGGCGAGGATGCCGCCGACAGCGAGGTCGGCACTCAGGACGGCGACAGCGAAGGCGAGGCGGCGGCGGGTGGTAGTCATGTGGGCTTCCTTTCCGAGAGGATGGGGCTTAGTCTGACCGGGGCGGGGATTGAAGGCACTATCACTGCTTTCAACCCCCGCCGTTCACTCAGTCATCCTTGCGGTGACGGCCGTTGCCGCGCCGGGGGATGGCTAGCCAGATCGAAATGATTGTTCCGATGAGGCTTGCGATCGAGATGATCCGGTCCACGGTCCCTCCTCTCTGTGTAGTTGTTCATCGGGTTCGTCCCGATGGCTTAAGTATATGACACATATACCGCTGAGGCAAGTCATCCCTTGTGCAGCACTGCACATCTGGCTGCGCGATGGTCGACGACCATCGACCGCTCACCGACTGTCACCAGCCTGCCGCTTCGCCCCGCTTACGCCCCGCAATAGGGGCGCACCAAGCCCGCTTCCGCACTGGACGTCCAGTGCCGGCAGATGTACTCTTGCCGCCATGCCCCGCGCGACCTTGCGCATGGCGGGACCTCGAGTGACGTCCGGCGTCCACTGGGTGAGCCGTCAGATGATAAGCACAAGGTCCTGGGTTCGAATCCCAGTGGGGGTACCACGATAGCCTTACCCAAACCTAGGTCATGAGTAACACGGTCTGGGTTGTTTGTTGAGGATGCGAAGCGCTCACCACCACTGGTGAGCGCTTCGTCGTTGCAGACGGTGTTGGTGACTGGGCAGTCCGCTTGGTTGTCCGGGTTGGCTTGCGGATTGGCTTGCAACAAGGTCGCACGGTGCTGTCGTGCGACGTTGTGCATCAGGCGGCTGGTCAGGCAGTTGAAGGGCTGCCGGAGGTCGGCTGCTACGGTGGCATTGCTGCTGGCGTCGGCTAGGAAGCGCAGGGTGGTGGTGTGCAGCACTGGCCCGTCGTCCTCGCCCATTAGGCAGTTGCCGTCCGCTGCCGTATCGACCACCCGGGCGGCAGGGTCAGGATCGAGTGCCCCGTCGGCCGCGCCACCGTCTCCAGTCATGTCGCTCGTGCCGTCAACCGCATCTGGAAGACCATTACCATCTCCGTCATCATTCGTTCCATCTTCCGGCAGGATGACGCGGCCGTCTTCATCCACTGCTGGATTGACCAGTACGCGCTCAAAGAACACCTGGTTGAGCAGCTTCTTCAGGTGCGGTGGGGCGGCTTGGTAGAGGCGGTGGCAGTCTTCGAGGAGGTCAAGGGCCTCAGTGAGGTGCTGGCGGATTTCGGCTGCGTCGGCCTGGTAGGCGGTCAGCTGGCGCTCAATATGGTCGAGCTCGCTCGTGAGCTTGGCTTGTTCCTCTTTGAGGAGGTCAAGGGGGATGGCGCCTTCGTAGTGGGCGTGCATCAGGCGGCGGCGCTTGTCTTCTAGATTGGTGCGCCTGGTCGTCAGGGAGCGGATTGTCCGATCTTTGTCGCGCTCAAGGCGCCGCAGCTCCTCTCGCACATACTGCTCCACGAGCTGGCGATCCTGGCTGCTGAGCTGGATCGTCCGGTACAGCGTGTTCATGCGGTCTTCGACGACGTCGATGAGGACGGCTTTGAAGGTGCAGTCGTGGGTTCGTTGGCGCCTGGCGCAGATGAAGTAGGGGTAGAGATCGCCTTTGCTGTTGCGTGTGTTCTGCACCAGCAGGCGGGCACCGCAGAGGCCGCAGTACACCGTCGTCTTGAGGTGGTGGTTGTGTTGGCGTTCGCGTTCTCCGAAGCGATGGGAGTCCAGCACGGCTTGTACCTGGCCCCAGGTTTCTTCGTCCACCAAGGGCTCATGCGCCCCGGGGTACTCCACCCCTTGGAAGGAGATGACACCCTTGTAGTAGGGGTGGCGTAGCATGCGATGGAGCTGGGCGCCCGATACCGCTTTGGCCGGCTTACGGGCCGTCGGCACGGTCGTCAGCCCCCGATCGTGCAGGTGCGCAGCGAGCCTCTTCGTCGTCCACTGCCCCGTCGCATACTCGGTGAAGGCGAGGCGGATGAGTGGTGCGCGCTCTTCATCGAGGGCGATGGTGCGGATTTCTCGTCCGTTTTCGTCTTTGGCACGCACGTTGAGGTAGCCGAGCGGTGCCTTCCCGAGCGTCCCACCATTCCTGGCTTTCTCGCCCATCCCCTTCATGACCTCATTGGCGAGGTTCCGGAAGTAGAACTCAGCAATACTGCTCATGATGCCATGCAGCAGCATCCCGCCAGGCGTCTGGTCGATGTTCTCCGACGTCGAGACCAGCCGCACACCGGCGTCCTCGAACGCCCGGTTAATCTCCACATCGTCCGCCCGGTTCCGTGCCAGGCGGTCGAGCTTGTGGACGATGACGTAGTCGATGCCGCCGTCTTGTTTGAGGTAGGCCAGCATCTTCTGCAGCTCAGGGCGGTTCGCACTACGAGCAGACTCGCCCCGGTCGGCGAATTCCTTGACGACCAGTGCACCCATCGACTGGGCCTTGCGCTTATTTGCTTCACGTTGAGCTGGGAGGGAGAAGCCCTCCTCGCTACCACCACGCTGAGCCTGCTCCCGAGTGGAGACGCGGATGTATGAGACGGCCCGCTTGGGGGTGAGCTGGGCGGCCATAGCAGTGAAGGGATCGGGGGCGAGTGCGTCAGGCATGGTGCACCTCCTTGCTGGTTTCGGTGGGCTCGCTGGCGTTGCCGGTTCGACTGGCCTGGTTGACCTGGCTGTCCGCACTGGTTTCGCCAGGCTGGCTGCATTCGCTGCTCTGCTCACGCTGTCTGCGCTCTTCTTCTCTGAGTGCGTCGAGCTGTCGGATCTGTGCGCCTTCCTCGTCATTCCACCAGGCAGGCGGCTCACCGTCGCCGGGGCGCCAGGCATTGAGGCAGACCAGGTGGGCGCCGCTGGCTGCGAGCTGCTCAGTCACCGCGTCTGCTTCGGTGGTGGTGAGGTTGGGGGTGGGCCAGCCCGCCGTGATGACGTACTCCACTCCACCGCGCCGGCAGGCATCGAGCAGCATGCTCAGGCCGTCCTGGCGCTTGTGTCGGTCGTGGAACTCGGTGACCAGGTTGAGGCCCATCACTTCGGCGTAGTCCTCTACCAGCTCCCGTTGCCGGGCCAGCTCGAAGGGGTAGCGGGCCGCGCCATAGAAGATGGCGATCGGCCCAGTGCCCGTCCCACTGTCGCCTCGTGCGGTAGCGGGTACAGCATCTAGCACCGCCGCCGGCTCATGTGGCTTATCTGGCGTATTCGTCTTTGTATGTGTTGTCATCTTGTCTCCTCCTCTCGTCATATATTGCTATTTCACTGGTTTAGTGTTTCTCCTCTTTCTATTGACGCTCAGATGGACGGAAAAGTCCAGTCCGGTTTCATACGCCCCCGAGAAACTATCTCACCGCCCCCGCACTAGCGGCTGTGCCGCGCCATTGCGCCATTTTCTGCCGATACTGCATCATTTTCTGCGGCGATGTTCTCTTTGTAGAGAAAGCAGCGCACTGAGAACGCCAGGGCGGGTGGAGTGTTTTTAGCGTGTCATGGCCCGCGCTGGATCAGGGCGGCGAGCTGCTCAGGTGCGGCGGTGATCTTGAACAGCCCCGGGGTCAGCGTCTGGTCGGCAGCGATCTGCTCAGCCAGGCGGCCGGCCCGTGCCTGGTTGGTCAGCAGCCAGACCACCTGCGGGTAGTAGCCGTGCTGGGCCTGGAAGGTGCCGCTGGCCAGGTGGGCCTGGTAGTCGTGGCACTTGGCCAGCAGCCGCGCCGGATGCTCGGTGTCCAGGTCGACCTCGAGCAGCCAGTGATCTTCTGCGCCGGTGTCCGTCGCCGTGATTGCTTCCAGATCCGGCTTGAGCCAGCCCAGCGCCCCACCGAGCCGCAGCCAGGAGCGCCAGCAGGCCGGCTCGGTACGCAGCCGGGCCAGGTGCCCACCAACGGCGTGAATGGCCTGCTCGATGACGACCCGCGCCTGCGTGATCGCCAACGTATGAGCAAGGAACAGCGCCGACGGCTCCTGAAAGCGCCGCCGCGCTCCACGCCCTTGCCCCTCGTCCGTCAGGCGCTGCCCCGCTGCAGTCAGGTACCAGACGTACCCCGCTGAGCCGGCCCGCGTCCCACCAATCCGCCGCGCCAGGTGATCGACCAGCCCCAGCCCGTGCTGACGCCGCAGCCGCCGACTGGTCTGGCGCAGCGCCGAACGGGCCGAACCGTACTGCCCAGACAGCTCGGTGATCTGCGCCAGCTGGCGCGTCGTGGCATAGCGATGAGCCGCCAGCAGCGCCAGCAGCTCGCGATCGGTGGTATCGAGCCGCTCGGCTATCGTCTGCAGCTGGGCGCGGCCAATCCGCGTGGGAACCGGCCGCTTTGCTTCGGCCTCTGTCGTCGCTGCTCCCTCCATTGTCGTTGGTGTCATCGCGGACGTCGGCACTGCCAGACCGGTGCCTGTCCCAACGCTCGCGTATTCCGATGTCGCTGTGTTCATGGCTGTTTCCTCCTGTGTGATAGTCATGTGGTTGATCGAGCTGCTGCTGCGAGCCAGAGGCTGTGAGGCTGGGGCCGTTGTCAGTGGTGGATGGGATGGCCAGAAGGGGCCATCAGTCGCCTCCCGGAACCGCGCCTGTGCCGCACTACTGCGCCGATAGCCCCGCCTGCTCGCTGCAGCGATGCGTCTGGCGATTCGTCCCCCGACACGTCTCGGCGATCCAGTGGTGGAGACAAGCGCAGGGGCCAGATAGGGGCGATACTTCGCAGCCCGCAAGAGCTCCAGAGGGAGAAGGCCGGCACTGTTCTTGACGGCAGCGCTGACGGGCCGTCCCTCCGTCATGCTGTTCCTCCGCTCCGCATATCTGGCCGGCGGCCGAACACCACGCCAGCCGTCGAGCCAGGTACGCCGTTCGCTGGCCCGCCGTCTCCGCCCGTCGCTTCTCCCCCGAGCTCACCCGTCGCGCCGTCCGTTGCTATCCGAGCCACGTCATCACCGGTCATCTCGCCGTTCTGTCCGATTCGCGCGAGCAGAGCGGCCTCAACCTGCGCGGCGTCTTGGCCGTAGCGCGCCTGACTGCTGGCGCGCAGCGCCAGGGCGTCTTGGGTTGGTGGGGTTGGTGGCAGGGTGGTGGCGTGGCACCAGGGGTTCTCCCGCCCGTGGTGCAGGGTGCGGGCGTAGACGCCAAAGCGCGGCAGCAGCTGGAAGTCGGCTGCCTCCAGGTCAATCGCCTGACGGGCCAGCTCGGCCGCGTCGGCCGCGCTCAGGGAGAAGATGATCTTGTTGCGCGCATTGGCATCGATCCCGGCTTTGAGCGCCGTGGGCAGCTGCCCGCGGTACTGGTGCGCCAGATGAAAGGCTGCTCCCAGTGACCGGGCCTGGGCCAGGGCGTCGGCCAGGCTGCCCGGCAGCGACAGGT